GAAGCTAGAAAAGACGGCTGGGCCATCTTTGAAAAGCAGTTAAGCGAGCTTGTAAAAAACTATGACGATGCCATTGATAATGTAGATTTTAAGCTAGACTCAGCCCGTGTTCGCAAGGATATTGAAAAAGCTAGCAGTCAATTTTTAAAAAAAAAGAAGCTATAAATAATGAATGTTCGATTACTTAGTTACAGTCAGCCCACCGAAGAATTTGCAAACATGGGTATTGCAGATGCGCAAGAACTCATTGCGTATTGCGCCCGTGTTAGCAATCCCTCCAATCAGCTCAATACAGAAACATCCGAAAAACTCATCAGATACTTGGTCAAACACAAACACTGGAGCCCACTCGAAATGGTCTCCGCCTGTATCGAAATTACCACAACCAGAGACATTGCCCGACAAATCTTGCGACACAGAAGTTTTAGCTTCCAAGAGTTCAGTCAGCGATATGCTGACCCTACTAAAGACTTGTCGTTTGTATTGCGAGAAGCACGACTCCAAGATCCAAAAAATAGACAAAACAGTGTAGAAGTTGTATTAGATAATCCCGAGTCTCGATTACTAGCAATGGGTTGGGAAAATGCACAAAAGCGTGTTAAGTTAGCCGCTATAGAAGCATATCAGTGGGCTATTGACAATGGTATTGCTAAAGAGCAAGCTCGTGCAGTATTACCAGAAGGCATGATAGAAAGTCGTTTATATATGAACGGGACATTACGTAGTTGGATTCATTTTATTGAATTACGTAGTGCTAATGGTACACAGAAAGAGCATCAGGAAGTTGCTGTTGCTTGTGCAAAAGTTATTGCTAAGATTTTCCCGCTTGCTGATCAACTTGTTGCAGAGTAAATTGTTTTAACAACCAATCAAAGTCATTGATTTTCTCAAGTGCCTCTAAATTAGAGGCATTTTTTTGGCCATAGGATTTGCCGGCGAGTGCGCCTGCAATAGCAAAAATACCATATTCTCTATCGTCGCCAAAGCTACACCATGTAGCTAATCTTTGCAATGTTTCTACATCATCTTGTCTTTCGATAATATTACTAGCAAGTTTAACACATTCTCTAAAAGCACTACGCCATGTAGTAAAAGGATCAGTGTTAAATCGTGTAGTATTACTGATTTCAGGCATAGCTTTAAACAAATTACTAATGCTAGTTGTCATATCAACATTGGCAGTTAACATATTCATTGTTAATTTTTTTGGTAATAATTTGACACCACCGTATCCATACTCTAGATCATTTATTGGATTTATACTGCGCCAGACATGCACATGCTCTAACTCATTGTTAGGCACTTGGTAACTAAAATCAAATGTATCTAACACTTCAGCGTCACCGTCGACTACCCAAAACATTTTAGTCATTGCTTTTTTGGCGGCTGCTATATGTGCGTTGTGTATGCCGTCAACACCATGTACACGCTTTAGTGTTGGTGCACTGAATCTAGTTTGTAATCGAGCAAAATTTGCATCTGCATTTGGTTCATTATAACTGATAAAAATTATATCGTACATTATCGTTTCCTAATAATACGTGGAGTATTTGTCCAAACAGTTTTAAAGAATTGACTACCGGCAGGATCTAAATTTGCTATTTCTAATTTACATTTTTCTTTAAGCTCCCGGGCTAGAAAATTTATGTAGTTTGTTATTTCATCAGGTTCAGCTAATTCGTGAGTAGTTTCCCATAATTCTGTCAAGTATTCAAAATCACGCACATTAGCATAATCCCAATCGGTGCAATTGGTTTTCCAGCATCCTTCTCTTGCGCCTAATATGCTCCAGATACCATTCTTAACATCTGCGCCCACGCTTGCCCATATAAGTAGTCTGTGATAATTTTGCCACCATATAGTGCGAAGATTTTCAACCTTCGCTCCTTGGTCTAACGACATTTTTACACCTTCACGAAATCCTGCTCTCCATGCTTGAAAAGGAGTTTCGTTAGTAAAACTCTCACTATAGTTTTCATTAAATTGATAATACTTATTATCAAAACAAAATTCAACTAGTCCTTTTTTATCTTCCGGATCGCTGTTTTCGTGTGTACGCATTTCATTAACAAATTTGCGAGTCCACATTTTTAAACCGCCATTGCCATATTCTAAATTATTAACATGCACTTTTCCGCACCAGCTAAACACATGCTCGGGTGTTAATCCTAATGCATCTATGTCCACTTCAACTTCGAGGAATTTAGGATCAACAATATTATCAGCATCTACAGTAACAAAATATTCTGTTTCGCTTAATTTAGCGCAGGCTTTATGTGCGGCATCACTACCTTTAACTCCGTGTACACGTTTAGCCCATGGTGCTTTTGATAACAAATCTGCATAATTTTTTTCAGCATTTGGTTCGTCATAACTGAGAAAAATAATGTCTTGTTCTATAATTTTAATCTTTTCCATAATTTATTGTCATTCCGTATGATTCAAAAAATGGCAATGTAAACATTGCAATTTCATCTATAGTACTTTCTTCCGGTTTAATAAATTCTATATCAATACCATCGGAAGTTGTTAGATCTTTGATTTTTATTTCAATACTGCGAATTAAAAAATTAATGTTATTTTCCTTAGTTATAAAGAAATTTATCTTACTGTTTACACTCTTACTACGAGGATTTTTTAAAGAATCTTTATTAATTTTAAAATTCCACTTTGTCGAATTCCATGTAACTTGTAACATAGCATTATTATCTTCAACTAACCGTACATATTCCACAATATTACTTTTGAAAGCAAGAGGACTTTCTTTCTTGTTTACAAATTTTATAGCATCTTCTTCGTCAAACTCTACCCGATAAAAAATAAAATTATCCTTACCCGAAAGAAAACGTTCAATTTTTTCAAATTCTATTTCAACACTTGGATATCCATTGTCTGCTATTTCATTAGTAATTGAAATAATATTACCAGTTTCTTTATCAAAGTAGATTCGATAGGGGTCAATAAATCTATGATTATAAAACTTTAAAAACTCCTCGTCTAACATATAGTCATCATCTTCCATCTATCATCCTTTTTAATTTAGATATGATATTACCATCGGCAACAAAGTCTTTTTCAACATAATGGAATAAATGATACTGTTTAATATTACCAACTATTAATTCACCGTGACGTGTATAAATGTGCGGTATAGTTTCAGTCCATCTTTCAGGCACCGGGTTCCAATCTTGTACACCCGGTTTCATATGTATAAATCTAAAAGGACTACACAAATCAGCAGACGAATTATACCCTGTCATTTCTAATGCTATTGCACTGGCTAGATCCATACTAAGCCAATCTTGGTAGTGTTCAGGAGCAAATTTACCATAACACCACGCCCAGTTGTTAACTACAAATTCTAATGTTTTATAAAAATATTCTGCGGTTTCACTTTTTCTAAAATAATGTAATGCGTGATGTGTGTTAGGTAATTGATTAACTGTAAATGTTTTTCGATAAACACTATCGTTAATAATCTCGCCTTTGTAATTTAATGTTTTTTCGCAAAATAATAAATCGTGATCTTGAGCGTACCACCACCAGTCGTTAATGTCTTTTAACATTAACATGTCTGCATCTAACACAATAGTTTCATCATAAGGAGTAACGTGGTACAGTTTCCAACGATGCTCAGCAGATAAATCACCACCGGCTTTGTCGTACCACGGAATTGGAATAATTTGATCAAATGCTTGTTTATACGTATCGTCTAGTATGTCATTGGTAACTATAGATACTGAGGTTACATCGGTTTGAGTAGCCTTAATACTTAATGCGAGGGCGTATGCTTGCATTACATAGTCTACGTTGCCTTTGTTTTCTGCAAATATTAAAAATCCTTTAGACACCATATCCTCCATCTATGAAACGGGTAAGACTTTGTTTATTCATAACGTGAACGTCTAAATCGTTTGTAGATACAAGAGTATACTCACCGGGATAATATTGTTTTTCTACTAGGAATTTCATACAGCTATCTTCCATACTGACAAATATATCACGATCTGAAATAAAATTCATTTTGCCCGGAAGTTCCCAACCAAAATCTCCTTCCGTTGAACCATTCATAATATGTATTGCAATACTAAATGCAAAATCATTTCTAAATAACGGGCTGTCTATTTTGTAAACGACTCTGAAATATTCCCAGTTTGTTTTAATATATTCTATTAAATTAAAGAAAGATTCTGTGCTTACAGTTTTTTCAAATATAAAAACTGTGCCCCAATAAAATGGAATACTATGCTGATTTATGCGTGAATAAGCATCAGGGCGCCAACCTGATAGATCAAAGTTTTTACGATAAATTTGAAACTCGTAATTATTTTCAAGGGCTTTTACTAACGTGTCGGAATTAACAATAAAATCACTATCGATTACTAACGTACGATCGTACGGGGTAATAGCATATACATGATTGCGGGTTAAGTTTTTCCACTCGGCTGTTTTAAATGCAAGTGTGCCGTCGTAAAATTTTTTCTGTTGATTAGTATTACCAGAGATTGGAATTATCTGGTCAAATATTTCAGTATGCTCGGGATAAAATTTCAAGTAATCTATACTGTCTGTAGCAAGACTAACGGGAATATTTAAAAACTGTTTAACACGCCTAGCGGCAAATACCGCAAGTTTAACATAATCGACACCGACAGTATTTTGAGCAAAAATTATGCAACCTGTTGTCATAGATCTACTAGGTCTTTTACATTACGTTTACGTTTAATTTCTGAAAATTTAGTATGATATTCATTTACTGCTTCAAAATAAACTGAAACAATATTATCTAAAAAATCCTGGACATTAGTAATAATTACAGGTTGATTATTTGCATCAACAAATGCAATATCTTCTGTATGTCCTAAATCTACTAAATTTTTGGCAAAATTAATTAGGTTATAATCAACATTAAATGTTGCGCCGTTGATATAGTATACTAATTTTTGAGTATACTCTTCTAAAATAATTCTACGTTGATTTGATAGGGTAGCCATATAATTGGCTACTGCAAATGCTTTTT